CCGGTGGACACGTTGGGTCACACAAGCATCGTCGAGCCGATGGTATTGCTGTGAAGGGTCACACTTCTTGTAAAATGCGTTAATTAGGAGATTGAAATGAAACATCATCATGTTAAGCATCATGCGAAGGGCGGTCACGTTCATCACCCCAAGCATCACGAGCCAAAACATCATCATGAGCATATGACTGCTCACGTGCATCATCACAAACACGGTGGTCACGTAGAGAGCCATATGCCTCATCACGAGCATATTCGTAAACACTATCACGGTAAATAAACCATGATGGCTTCGCGGGGAATGGGCGCTATTAATCCTAAGAAAATAGTTAGGAAAGATGCGCTCGTCCCCACGAAAGTGTATTGCGAAGGCGGTATGGCTAAAGGCGGCAAGACTGAGGCTTGGACTCGCAAAGAGGGAAAAAATCCTAAAGGCGGTCTAAATGCCAAAGGTCGAGCGAGCTATAACCGTGCTCACGGTGCCCATTTAAAAGCACCGCAACCAGAAGGTGGCAAGCGTAGGGATTCATTCTGTCGGAGAATGAAAGGCATGAAAAAGAAGCTCACGAGTGCTAAAACTGCACGTGATCCGAATAGCAGGATCAACAAAAGCCTACGGGCATGGAATTGCTAATGGCAGTCAATAAAGCTGGTAATTATACGAAACCATCTATGCGTAAAGCATTGTTTAATAAAATCAAGGCTAGCGCAACGCAGGGTACTAAGGCAGGGCAGTGGAGCGCACGAAAAGCTCAACTCCTAGCCAAAAAGTACAAAGAAAAGGGTGGCGGGTATCGTGATTAAAAAGCCTCAGCAATCCTTGAGGGCTTGGACGCAACAAAAGTGGCGAACCAAGAGTGGTAAACCTTCTAGCAAAACTGGTGAACGGTACTTGCCAGAAGCAGCAATTAAGTCGTTAAGTCCGTCGGAATATGCGGCTACGACTCGTGCTAAACGGAAAGGAAAGTCGTCGGGTAAACAGTTTGTAAAACAGCCTGATCGGATCGCAAAAAAGGTTAGACAGTACAGGAACGTAGGTAAATGACAACTTCGGCGTTAGGTCAGACAACCGGCACTACATCGTTTCTTCCTGATGTTAATGAAATCATTGAAGAAGCGTTTGAACGGTGCGGGGCAGAATTACGCTCTGGATACGACTTCCGTACGGCAGTTCGTAGCCTTAACCTTTTGCTCATGGAATGGGCAAACCGAGGCATTAATCTCTGGACTTTAGATGCGTCTGGATTGATTACGTTAACTCCGGGCACTGCCACTTATAACCTGCCTTTGGATACGGTCGATCTTTTGGATCACGTTATTCGCACAGGGTCGGGTACTACTCAGCAAGACATTAACATCACGCGCATTTCCAGTTCTACTTACTGGATGATTCCTAACAAAAACGCGACAGGCCGACCCATTCAGGTTTGGATTAATCGCCTGAGTGGGCAAACTAATTCACAGACAGGCAACGTAGCGTACCCAACCATCACAGTTTGGCCTACGCCAGACAGTTCTACCACGTATACATTTGCGTATACACGCCTACGTCGAATGCAAGACGCAGGGACTGGCATCAATGCGGAAGATGTTCCGTTTCGCATGTGGCCCGCATTAATTTCTGGCTTGGCGTACTACTTGTCTATGAAAATTCCTAATGCGAATCAACGCACAGAAGTATTGAAAGCGATGTACGATGAGGATTGGCAACGAGCCTCGGATGAAGATCGGGAGAAAGCGGCAGTTCGATTTGTGCCACGCGAGATGTTTATAGGATACAGGTGATACCGTGCCTAATCGTTTTGCGTCTGGCAAAAATGCAATTGCGGAATGTGATAGATGTGGTTTTAGGTATAAACTGACCCAGCTAAAAAATTTAGTCATTAAGACTAAAAACGTGACAATTAAAGTTTGTCCGGAATGCTGGGAAGCCGATCAGCCACAGTTGTCACTTGGCCTTTATCCGGTCAACGATCCGCAAGCGGTACGAGAACCACGTCCTGATATTAGCTACTACACTGCGGGCGGTGCGGTAGGTGGAGATGGCGGCAGTCGTGTTATACAATGGGGCTGGAATCCTGTTGGATATAACACGTCTTTGTTTACGAGCACCATGAATGGGTCGGGTGCGTCAAATGGTAACGATACCCCTCGCGGTGTGACGAATGATTTGGTAGGCTACGGTGTGGTTGGTAAAGTTACGGTAGTGATTTCGTAGGAGGTTAAGATGGCTAAGAAAGGTATCGCGGAAGCGGTTCATGCTCACGAGAAGCACATGCACCCCGGCAAAAAGTTAACTAAGCTTTCTGGCGGCGGCGTTACTGGTGAAGCGATGAAGAAGTACGGACGTAATCTCGCCCGTGCGATGTATCAGCGTGGGAATGCAAGGGGCAAGTAATGACTAACAAATGGCGTGATTTTGAGTACTTCGACGCTGACGAGCCGAATCCAATCGGTAAGTACAAACAGCCTATGGAGAACCCTCGTTTCACCAAAGGTTCTGGCTATCCGGAAGACGATGTTGGTTTAACCGGAACCAAGACCTATGGGCGCTACATTAAGCCGTTTGGTAAGAAGAAAAACCAAATGGAAATTCGTGGCTGCAAAAATACGACTCGTGGCAAGAAGTTTTACTTGGACGAAATGGATCGTGATCCGGTGCAAACTAACGGTCGTATTCCTGTGGATGACGGGCATAATTAATGGCAATTACTTACGCAACAGGGGTTAACTCACCGTCTAACCTTTGGCAGATGGTGCAGGACTATACGGAGAATATGGAGACAACCTTCATATCGTATATCCCTACGTTTGTACAAGTCGCGGAAGAACGGATTAATAACACCGTTCAAATTCCCTCGTTGCGTAAGAATGTCACCGGAACTTTAACGGCGGGTAATCCATATCTCGCTTTACCTTCAGACTGGATTGCATCTTTCTCCTTAGCCATCAATCAGACGGACGGTAACGGGAATACCTACCAAACCTTCTTGCTGAACAAAGATGTGGAATACATGCGGTCGGCGTTCCCCTACCCAAGCCCGTCTCAGTACTATGGCCCCCCTACGCACTACGCTGTTTTTGACACCAGCAATTTTATTTTGGGGCCGACCCCTGACCAGAACTATGTAGCAGAACTACATTATTATGTGTATCCGCAATCTATCGTTACGGCAGGGACAACGTGGTTAGGAACGTATGCGTCTAACGCCTTACTATATGGGACTTTGCGTGAAGCCTACCTGTATATGAAAGGTGAGGCAGATATGGTTAAATACTACGAAGATAAATACCAAGAGGGTATTGCGATGCTCAAAGGTCTTGCAGAAGGCAAAGATCGTCGTGATGCTTACCGTAGTGGTCAAATTAGAGTGGATCCCACATGACTTTACAAGCAAGCAGCAATTCTTTTGTTGGCGAAGTTCGCATTATTACCACTGATAATCGTGGCTTTAATGCGGAAGAGATGGCTGATTTAACGGTCGATAAGATTATTTTTATTGGTCGTAATAGCCATCCTGCTATAATTGAACAAGCTAGAGCATTCAAGGAACAAATTCGGCAAGTGTTGGTCGCCGCATTTACAGAAGCCCAACAGGAAGAACGTAAAACTATTTGCGCCCAATTAGACCTACAAGGTCAATCGGGTCTTGCTGACATCATTAGGAGACTGTAATGGCTGGCATTACTCAAGCAATGTCGACTAGCTTTAAGGTGGAACTCCTTGAGGCTTATCATAACTTTTCAACTGTAAACCCTGCTCGTTCGGCGACCACTGCCGATACGTTCAAGATCGCGCTTTTCAAAGGCACGGTGACGGGTACATACGACGCGACGACTACCAACTATTCCAACATGACCGGCAACTCGGACGAAACTTCGGGTACTGGCTATACGGCGGGTGGTAATACGTTGACGATTAGTAATGCCCCTTCGTCGGGCGCATCACCGGCTACGACTGCGTGGTTAAGCTTTAGTAACACCACTTGGTCAACGGCTACAATCACTTCGTCAGGCGCGATGATTTATAACAGCTCTCAGGGTAACCGTAGCGTTTGCGTCCTGAACTTTGGTTCGGCGGTGTCTTCTACTGCTGGTAACTTCACGGTTCAGTTCCCAACTGCGGCGGCTTCAACGGCTATTATTCAGCTACAGTAGTAAAGTGCTGTGGCAACTAGCGTAACCGTTGCATTCCAAGGCTGGGGTGCTTCTGGCGTAGGCTGGGGGCAACAAGGCTGGGGAGTTGGCATATCAACCCTACCCAATGCGGTCGGGGCGGTATCGTCTGTCTCTTTAGTAACAACGGCTAACATCACCGTATCTGCGGTTTCGGCTACTGGGTTTATTGGTACGCCTGTTGAAATCGTCACTGAGACGATTGGCGTATCTGGGGTCGTTACTACCGGTGCGGTAGGCACGGTTACGGCTTCTGTTGCGGAAACTATCGCGGTTACGGCAGTCACGGCTACTGGTGCGGTCACTTCGGTTACTTTAAGCACTCAGGTTAATGAGGCGGTATCGGCGGTCAGCAGCACGGGTGCGGTTAATTCTGTCACTCTGAGCACTCAGGTTAATGAGGCGGTATCGGCGGTCAGCAGCACGGGTGCGGTTAATTCTGTCACTCTGAGCACTCAGGTTAATAAAGCGGTTACGGCGGTAACGGCTACTGGGGCAGTTAATAGCGTCTCGACTGAGGTTGATGAGGCCATCGCGGTTAGCGCGGTGTCGGCTACTGGTGCTGTGCAATCGGTCACTTCAACCGGAACGGCGAATACAACGCTTACGGCGGTATCGTCTACGGGGGTTTTGCGGTCGGTCTATGCTTTCTCAGAAAGTTTTGCTAATGTTACCGCTGTAAAAGCAACCGGCGCGGTGGGTACGGTACAGGCTACGGTTAGCCAAATTGTGCCTGTTAAGGCTGTTTCTACACTTGGAGTAGTTACTACTCCGCTCGTTTGGGGTATCATTACCCCTAACCAAAATCCGAATTGGACAAATATATCTGATTCGCAAACTGCTGGATGGATAACTATTTCAGAAACACAAAACCCGAATTGGACGCAGATGGCTGCGTAAGGATTGAAAGATGAGCAGTACGTATTCGTCGAATCTAGGTACTAACTTAATGGGGACTGGCGATCAGTCCGGTACTTGGGGTAATACTACAAACTTCAACCTCGGTACGTTGATGGAGCAAGCGATTGCTTCTTATGTTACCCAACAGTTTGCCAGCGCAGACATTACTCTTAGTATTGCTAACGGCGCGGATGCGGGCGGCAACACCACTCCGGGTACGATCTACACGGCGGGTACAACGTCGACTCCAGTCTCAGCTCGGAATATGTACATCGAGTGCCAAGGCACTTCATCGGGCAATAACCTGATTGTACCGACCAACGCTAAACTATATTTCGTTTATAACAACATCTCATCTGGCGGTGGCGCGATCACCGTTAAAACGGCTTCCGGTACGGGCGTGGCTGTCCCTGTTGGTCAGCGTGTGGCCTTGGTCTGCAATGGCACAAACATTGTTCCTGCCATCAACTATCTTACCGGTACGGGCGTATTTAGCTCGATTACCAATAGTTCCTTAACCTCTGGTCGTGTGGTGTACAGCACCACGGGTGGTTTGGAGACTGACTCGGCTAACTTAACCTTTAACGGCACAACGCTTACCGCTAACACGTTAAATCTAACAAACGCTTTAGGAATTGCGTACGGCGGCACAGGTCTTTCATCTTATACCGCAGGTGACCTGCCCTACTATGCGTCAGGAACGGCTTTATCTAAATTGGGTATCGGCACAAGCGGCTACATTCTGCAATCCAACGGATCAGCGCCCACATGGGTAGCGGCATCCTCTGTTGTTGGTGGGGCGGCAGGTTCAAACACCCAAGTTCAATACAACAACTCAGGGGCGCTTGGCGCGTCATCTAACTTAACCTTTGACGGCACAACCTTAACTGCATCAAATATCTCAACTGGTGGGTCATTAACGCTATCAGGTGGCACAGCCAACGGCGTTCTGTACCTCAACGGCAGCAAGGTCGCCACTAGCGGTTCGGCTTTGTCGTTTGATGGGACATACTTTAATCTTGGAGCTTCTGCATCATCCACAGGAACATTAAGAATTTGGAATTCGTCAAACGACAAACGATTGGTTCTTACTAACAACGGGACTGTATCAATTATCAACAGCACTTATGGAAGTTCTGGTGGTAGCCCATTAACGTTCCAAATTTCTGATAGTGAAGTAGCCCGATTTGATACCTCTGGCAACCTCGGCATTGGGACAAGTTCGCCAGCTTATAAGTTGGATGTATCAGGTGGCATTAGAAGCACTTTAGACGCCTCTATCCACGGACTGACTGTGGGGTTGGGCGCAGGTTCTGTCGCATTAAACACTGTTGTTGGGGTCGGCGCTCTGGCAACAAATTCATCAGGAAGCGCCACAACAGCTATTGGATATAACGCATTAGCTTCATCTAATGCTAATTACAATACAGCAGTTGGACGTCTTGCTTTAACAGCCACAACAACAGGTGTAGCCAATACTTCGGTAGGTTCTGATTCAGCATCTGCCAATACAACAGGCTCATACAACGTAAGCGTTGGTATGCAAGCCCTTCAAGCCAACACCACAGCCTCAAACAACACTGCTGTAGGGTATCAGGCGGGGTACAGCAATACGACTGGAACATACAACTTGTTCCTAGGCTACCAAGCTGGTTATAGCAACTCAACTGCTAACGCCAATTACTTTTTCGGGCACGCTGCGGGATATAGCACGACCACTGGCAGCAATAACGTTGCTATCGGTTATCAGACTCTTTATGGCAATACCACTGGTGGCACTAATGTTGCTGTTGGACAACAAGCTCTTTCTGCCAACACCACAGCCTCTTACAACACTGCTGTAGGTTACCAAGCTGGATATACCAATTCAACTGGACAAAGCAATACATTTGTAGGTTTCCAAGCAGGTTATGCCGTTACAACAAGCAATGGACAAACTTTCATTGGTCAAGGCGCAGGCGCATCAAAAACAACTGGCGGAAATAATACTTTTGTTGGAGCTTCTGCTGGAAATTCGGCAACAACTGGCACTGGAAATACCTTTATTGGCGTAAATGATTCAACCAGTGGCGCAGGTTATGCTGTTACTACAGGCTCTAAAAACACCATCATTGGCGGATACACAGGCAACCAAGGCGGCTTAGACATCCGCACTTCATCCAACTACATCGTGCTGTCTGATGGGGATGGGAATCCAAGACAGATTATTGACAACAACGGCAACCTCGGTCTTGGGGTTACGCCTAGTGCTTGGGGAAGCGGTGTTCCGGGACTTCAAGTAGGTACAGCAGGTTCTGTTTCATCTAGTAGTTCTTTTGTTGGATTTATGTCCAACTTATATGCAAGTTCTCCCGGTTATGCTTTTAAA